CATTATTGGTATCAAGCGTGATGTTGTTGTTTATCGTCTGTTCCAGCCAAAGAAGGATACAATTGAGTACACTCTCTTTATCCGTGTTGGTTGTGCAATTGAAAACTATGACGCACATGTTATCGTACAGAATGTTAGAGTTTCTGGCACAGAAGCTCCATCAGTATCTTCTCTAGGTGCAGGATCAATCGGATCCCTAACCACAAACCCAGATGCTACAAGAGGTTCTTATGTAAACTTCCAACCAGGTGTCAACAACCAAGCTGCACAGGGTTCTGGATTGGGTACATTCTAATTTCAGTTCATTTAAAGATAAAGGGGGCAATTTGCCCCCTTTATTCTTTTTTAACATTATTTGGTATAATATTTATATAACGAAAGGAATCAAATGTCATTTGATACTCTTAAAATTAAAGAACTAAAAGAAATTGCAGAATCTTTTGCAGTAGATGTACCAACCAAAATTTCTAAGCAGCAATTAATTTTGCTTATGGAAGAAGAGGGAGTTACATACGATGCATACAAAAGATTCTTTGAGGCGGAAAAAGTAGAGCCTGAACCAGACTTTACTCCACGCCCACCAAAGATTGAAGGAAATGCTCCAGATGTTGTTTTGGTAAAAATGGATAGGGGTAATTTTACATTCCAAGCTGGAAATCATGTATTTACCAAGCAACACCCATTTATTGCTATGACAGCAAATGAAGCTCAGTCAATCTTTGATTCATATGAAGGTTTCAGATTAGCTACACCTAGGGAAGCCCAGGAATTTTATAGCTAATTTGTTGGAGGAAGTAAGTGCAACAAATTCATAATGGAACGAATCAAACGCTCACATTAGATATATATAAGAACGGTTATTTATCAAATGCAGATGGATCCGTATTTGTAACTATAACAGATGCGGATACCTCTGCATCAATTACTTCTGGGTCTGCTTTTAACGCTCCCCCAGATGGTAGGTACACCTTTGACCTATATGCAAACTTTACAACATTAAATCGGGTGCTAAAAGTTAGGTGGGACTATGTGGTTAATAGCGCATCTACTTTTCAAACACAGTATGTTCAAATTGTAACTCCTTATGCATTAGTTAGTGATATTGTAGATTATTACAATATTGGTCCAAAACCCTCAGACTTAAATTATTATTCAGAGCATGACATAACAGTTGCAGAACAAGTAGCAAGACTAATGGTAGAAAATTATACTGGTCAAAAATTTGGAACAAGATATGACTCTCAAGAACAATTTGGAAGTGGCTCGGATGCTTTAGAGCTAACAGAAAGAATGCTGACAATTGACAAGGTATATGAAAATAGTCAACTTGTTATAGATTATACAAACAATTATAATATTTTTGGATATGATGTAGAGCTTACTCCAACTGGAAAAGCTATGAGAATTAAAATGGATACATCTTATGGAGACGTTCGGTACGATAATCAAGTTGACCCAACTATTCTTTATTACGGATCATTCAGAAATCATACTAGATATAAGGTTGTTGGTCAGTTTGGATACAACTATGTTCCACAAGATGTTAAATTATGTACAATGTTACTTTGCGGAGATTTAATGTCAAATGATGCTGCTTGGAGAACAAAGTACCTAAACAAAATTAGTCTTGCAGAAGTATCTTTTGAGTTAGCAAAGGGAGCATTCAATGGAACTGGAAATGTTATTGTAGATTCAATACTAGATGGGTATAGAAATATCAATATGGTTGTGATTTAATTGGGAATTTTTCAATTAAACTCTTATACCAACACTTTCATGAATATGACCGCCGAAGTTTATATTCAGAAAAATGTTCAATCAGATAGTGGTGCAATGACTCGTCAATGGATTTATGATCAAACAATTTCCTGCAGAGCAATGGTTCCAGCAAATAAATCTGGAAAAGGCTCTACAGATACTAAAAGTTATGCTGGTGGGGCAGCGGGATATGCTGAAAACCTTGACATTAAACTACAAACAGATGTTAGATTAAGTAAGCGTTTTAGAATTAGTGGAATTACCTCAGCAAATGGAGAAAAGATATTCCTTGAGTATGATCGAATAAGCTTAGAGGATACAATTTTTGATATTGTAGCTATGCACCCTGTTTTAGATCCATTTGGAAAAATTGCTTATTATGAGTGTAATCTACGAAGGGCACAGGTTCAAAATAATGATATCATTGCAGTTTAGTAAAATTGATTTGCTTTTTGAAGAATTGGATTTAAAAATTGAAGGTATCAAAGAACTAGTTTCACCCACTTCAAAAACTCAGATAGCGAAAGCAGTATTTACAATTACTTCAAAACAATTTGTTAAAGATTTTTCAAAAGAATCTATAATTAATCCTAAAAAATATTTTCATATGTACGAGTGGAATAAGGTGGCAAATAATAATCAAAAACTTTTTGTTGTCAAAAGAAATTCTGTAAACTATGGAAATTTAAAAGTTGGATTTAAATTTAAACAATCAAGAACAAATGTTCCAATTCCTAATATGCCTAAAAAATCAAATTCAAAAAGGTCTGTTACTAAAAAAAGTATTTTTGCTAACAAGGCAGAGGTTATGGAATCTGGAAAACCAATTTCATTTACAACTAAAGACTACATAGCTTTTCTTTCACAAAAAGATGGAAAAGTTCATTTTGTTGCCCCCCACAAAATTGTTAAAATTTCTCATCCAGGCGGGAGAGGAACAAAAAACTCCTTTGAAAAATTTGCTAAAAAGTGGTATAACACTAAAGCAGAAAAAGTAGTAATAAGTTCAAGGTTGTTTTTAAATATTGAAAATGCTGTAGCAAAATCTTTGGACGGAAATAAAAAAGACAAAAAGAATGCAAGAGAAGCTATTAGAGTAGTTACAGAAAAATATGCTCAAGGAGTTGTTGAAGTATAATGCCAAACTATTCAATACACCCAGTGTTTGACCTAAACAAATATATTTGGGATAAACTAAAAACTAATAACATCTTGATGGAAAGTGATTATATTGCAGACAGTTTTACAGATCCAATTATTCCAGTTATTCCAGCACAGCAAATTCCAGAACTTAATAACTTAATCCCAGGTCAAGCATATCTTATTTATGATTATGAAGAAATGCCAACGCAAGAAAACTGGTGGATATCAAATCAATTAGTTACATACACTATTGTTTCTCCAAACTATGATTCAATTACACAAATTATGTCTTTGTTAAAAGATTTATTTAGAAGGCATGATGAATCTGCAAAGGATTTAAATAGTTACCCAGATATTTCTGGATACTACGACTTTCATTACATATCTATCGATTCATCTATATCCCCTCAACACTTTGCAAGCGAGGGCGGGTTTATGATGGGTGAAGTAAAACTTTATGTATCATATGCAAGACATTTAGACAGTAATGGTAGATATCAGTAATTTGGCTTTTTCATTCTTATAGGATAAACTATTTATGAGGAAGTGAAAATTGCTAATTTTCTAAAAAGAAAAGAGGTGAAAAAAATATGTCAGACGTAAGAAATATTCTCGTTGGTGCTGCTCAGATCTTCGTATCTCGTGGAACCAACGCAGGTCGTCCAAACACTACTCCTGGTGGAGTAGATTTAGCTTGGAATAATAATCAAAGTGCAAAAACTTATTTACTTAACGCTCCATCAAAATGGAGAGATGTTGGTTACACAAATAATGGTTTTGAGATTTCGTATGAGCCAGGATATAACGATGTTATGGTAGATCAGTTGCTTGACGCAGCTCGTCTATTCAAGGCAACTCTTAAGGTTATGCTTAAGACAGAACTTACAGAGGGAAGCCTTGAAAACGTACAATTAGCATTTGGTCAGAATGAAGATGCAGTTACTATTTCTGCAAACACTGGTGTTGTTAGTACCAATCAGGTGCTATCATTCACAAGTGCTTCTACTTTAGATCCAGCCAAACTAAGCATTGCTTCTGCTGGAACTGCATCTACTACATTTGCTGGTTTAACAACAGCTACTCCTGTAACTGGTGTGGTAACTAGTGGTACTTTAGCATTTGCTGCAGGTGCATCTCCAACTTACAACATTACTAGAGATAGTTCTGGTGCAGTTGTTGCTGTTACTCAGGTAAGTGGTGGTTTAATTACTACAGCATTACCAATTGGTGCTGCAAGCATTACCCTTAATGGTACTGCACAAGGTTACAACACTGGAACAAGCATTACCAATGGAAATGCTTTACACAATGTTATACTTGCATACAGTGCATCAGGTACTGCTGCTGCTAACGCTACACTTGCTATTGCAGGTGGTGCATTAGGAGATGCTCCAGTTGAGCGTTCCATTGTAGCTGTAGGTAATGCTCCATATCAAATTGGTGCAACCGCTGCAGATACGCAAACCCCATCTGAGGTACAATTAGGTACAACATCAACATCCAACTTTAAAGAAAGAGTTTATGTTGCTCGTAGAGTTGTTCAGGTAGATACTACATCTCATGGCTTAAAGCGTGATGCTGCAACTGTATTCCCAGTTAGCTTCCGCTGCTTGGCTGATGACGCTGATGCTTATGATGGTGCCGAATATGGTGTTATCATTGATCGTGTTTATGGCTAAAGTTAATAGCTTAGTAAATGCCCCTGAGAAATCGGGGGCATTTATGTATTTAATACATTTTTTGGTATAATTCTATTATAGAAATAAGGAGGTTGCTTTGGCAACAACAGTATATGATATTGAAGAAATTCAATTATCAAACGGAGAAACATTAGTAATCAGACCATTAACAATCAAGCATCTAAAGAAATTTTTGGCGGTAATCAAGAAAATGGATGACCCATCAGTTACAGATGAAGATCAAGTAATGGAAATCTTTATTGAAGCAGCAATGATTTGCCTTGAGCAATTAAACCCAAAGCTTGCAGAAGATAGAGATACATTTGAAGAAGTCATTGAAGTACCTACAATGATGAAAATCTTAGAAATTGCTGGAGGGCTAAAACTTAATGACCCAAACCAAGCGGTGGCGGATCTAGTTGGAGTGAACTAGATTTAGCCACTTTGGAAGCAGAAGTTTTTCTTCTGGGTCATTGGAAGAATTATGATGAACTTGAGTCTAGTATATCTATTGAAGAATTGCTTGCAACACTTAAAGCAATGCATGACAAAGAAGATAGACAAAATAAATTTATGGCTGCACTCCAGGGAATTGAACTTGAAGAAAAAGAAGAGGAACAGAAAGCAGACATTGCCGATCTTAAGGGCTGGAGAGCTAGTAAAGATGGCTTTGGAGTTGGTATGGGACTTGGGCATGTTGTGGAGGGCTAATGGCTAGTAGTATTGATTTTAATGTTAATGCTTTTGCTAACTTTTCTCAGGTACAAACTGAGATTGGTAAGTTAAAAGCATCTATATCAACGCTACAAGCCCAACCACTTCTTGGTACATCTGGAAAGCAAACAGCAGACGAAATTCAAAGTATTCAAAAACGCTTTGACCAAATGATTTTGTCAACTCGTGCTTTCAATATGGAGTTAGTAAAATCTACAGACCATATTGACGAGTTAGGTTCAAACCTTGAAAGAGGAAAACTTGGTCTTCATCAATATTTTGACCTTTGGAAAAATAGAAACAAAGAAACAAGCAATCAACTAAACGACTTAGCAGATTCTCAAGCGAGGATTGCTAAGTCGTTTGTTATTCCAGATGCACTAAAAACGGGGTACTCAAGAGTAATTACTAGCATCAACGCTGACCTTAAAACTCTTGGTGCAACACAAGAAGCTATGAATATTAAAACAAGAGCTTTGAACTCCGCAATTCGTGGTATGGGCACAGAACTTATTAACCTTGGTAAAAATACACAATGGACAGGTCGACAACTTACAGTAGGTCTTACCGTACCAATGATTGCATTTGGTGCACAAGCATCCAAGGTATTCCAAGATGTAGATAAAGAATTAACAAGATTGGCTAAAGTTTATGGATCTGGTTTAACTATTACATCTCAAGAAACCCTTGACGCAATTAGAAAGCAAACTTTAGATTTAGCAGCAGAACTTTCTAAAGCTTATGGTGTGACTGCTCAAGCTACTACTGCAGTCGCTGCAGATTTGGCAGCAACTGGCTTGCAGGGTCAAGATCTTATTAAATCTACTAAAGAAGTTATGCGTCTTACAACTCTTGGAGAGTTAGATCAACAAAGTGCAATCAAAGCAACTATTGCACTTCAAAAAACATTTAAGTTAACAACAGATGATACAGCAAAAGCCGTAGATTTCCTTAACGCAGTAGAAAACCAAACTAGCACATCGATGGCTGACTTAGTAGAAGCACTTCCAAGAGCATCAAACGTAATTAATCAATTAGGCGGAAGTTACAAAGATCTAGCTGCTATGATGGTTGCTCTAAAAGAAGCGGGAGTTCCAGCAGCAGAAGGTGCAAATGCTATTAAATCTGCAATGGCATCATTAATTAATCCAAGCACTAAGGCTACCAAAGCATTTACAGAGTTTGGAATTAATATTAAAGAAATCACATCAAGAGATGCTGGAAATCTTTTGTTAATGATTAAAGATTTACAGATAGCACTTGATGGAGTTGCTCCACAAGACAAGGCTAGATTAATTGAAAACTTATTTGGTAAGTTTCAGTTTGCTAAAATTACCGCACTTATCAATAATTTGGGTGCTGCAAATAGTCAGACAAATCAAGTATTCCAGCTTGCTATGGCTTCATCTACACAACTAGCTGCTTTGTCAGCAAAGGAACTTGAAAAGCAAGCAAATAGCGTTAGCGGAAAATACAATCGTGCTATTCAAGAATTTAAAACCCAACTTCTTCCTTTAGGTGAAAAGTTTATTACTTGGGCTACCAAGGCTATGAATATATTTTCTAAGTTCCTTGATGTTGTAAATAAGTTTAGTCCATTAAAGAATGTTTTGATGGGAGTTCTTGGCGGTACCGCATTGGTTGGTCCTATCCTTATGCTTAGTGGTTTGATGATTAACCTTGTAGGATCTCTTGTTAAGGGTGCCAACTTCTTTAGAATGTGGAAGCAAGGCTTCCAGGGAATTGGTACTGAAGCATCTGGACTAAAAGGTGCTTTTCAAGGAATTCAAAATTATTTTGAGCAGATTGATACCAGTTCTTTAGCAGCATCTCACAATACAGATATGCTTGGGGAAAATGCTAAAAATGCTACACAAGCATTTGCTATTCTAAATAGAGAAATTCAAAAACTTTCAGAGAACCTGCTTGATATTGCAGGACACCCAATTACTCCATACATTCCTAATACAAAGTATGCAACAATGTCTAAGGATGAACTTACTGCCCTGCATCTGTATGAAGCGGAT